GCGCCAGCGTTTACGGCACGCGCAGCCTCGGCTTTGGCGGGCCAGCTTTCACGCTCGTACTGCGGTACCGGCCCCGTGATTTTGGCGAGGAAGTGGTCGATCCACTTGGCCATAGCCGACTGTGCGTCCGCTAGTTTGGGATACAAAGGCACAGGTGCGGGATCGGTCAGAACCGGCTTTCCATTGTTGTCGGCAGCAATGATTTTTCCGCTGATCTGCCCCTTCATCAGAGCGGCGTGTTCAGCCGCAGTGATCTGCACCACGTCTCCGGGCATGTTTGCCCCATGAATGGCAGGATCGTAGAACCCGTTAGTTGATTTTGCGTAGAACATTGATTTCTCCTGTCAGTGACCGATTGCAAGCCAACGCATCAACCAAGCAGGCGATGCGCCCCCACTGTGGAAGAACTGGCGGAACACGGCGCCCGTGTTCGTGGTGCCCCCATGCACCTCGATGGGCATCGCGCCATCCGAGCCGACATGAATTCCCTGCGTGCAAAGGACGGCATTTGGAAATGCGATGGGGAACGTAACCCGTGTGTATGTATCGGCCCCTTGAGTAGCGGTGCCGAACTGAAGGATTAGCCCGCTCGGCAACACTTCGTATCCCGGGTCGGCAAATTGCCTGCTACCTTGACCATCATCCCACAGCCTGCGCCATGCGGTCCAAGTTGGCGTGTTGTCGCTACGCTGGCGGGAATAGGTGTTGCGATTATCGCTCGCCACGAATTGTTGCGCGCGACCACCAGCGTTTTCAATATGCACGATACCGCCCGGCGTTCCGGGCACAGGGTTGCCAACCGCATTCGCTGGGAATTCGAATAGGCCAGTTTTGGTGAGCACATCCAAATCAGAGACGCTGACGGCCTGACCGCCCAGACCACCAAGGCGGGCGAGAATGGTAGCTGCGAAATTCTCATCGTCGTTGAGCGCTGCTGCCAGTTCCGCCAATGTGTCAAGCGCCGGGTCTGCGCCGTCCAGCAACGCGTCCAGTTTTGTTTTCAGCCACAACGTGCGGTCGGCGAGCTGTTGGGGCGCGACATTGGCAATACCTTTGGCCTGTGGAAGATCCGGAGGCCCTCCAAGAACCGGGTCTTCTGTCTCGATCTGGTAAATACCAGCGGGCCACTGGTTCGTCTCCTGTAGGTCAGCCATCAAGCAACTCCATGGGTGAATTGCCCGTCATAGGTGATACGGGCGTTGTAGGTGTTCAAAGCTTCGGTGAAATCGAGCGCCTTCAACCGGCAGCGGGCGGGTGCAACATTGGCAAGGATCGCGCGCACCTGGGCGGCCTGCTCGATGGTGATTGGGCGGGTCAGATGTACCCGATACTCGGCCCAATGATCCGGTTCGGAATAGGTGATTGATCCGTCGAACCGATATGTTCCGTCATGCTTTTCCCATCCGTACCGTTCGACCACTTGCGCTTCGCCGTAACCGGCCGCTGCAAGCGCCTCTTTAACCGCACCAATAGTACCTTTGCGCCTGTGCACGCCGATCGAGGCAGCAATCGCCGCGCGCTTGGCCTCTTCTGACCATTCTGTGTCCCAATCGTCGACCGAGAACGCCCACGCCAGCCACGGTAATATGTTTGCCGGGCAGGTTTGAGGCTTCCAGAGTCGGGTTATCGGATCTGCAAAACCCTCGTGTCTTGCCGATAGCTGCTCTAAGTCCAATTCAATTTTAAGCGCATTGGGCGGCAAGACGGATGGCAGCTCAGACATCAGTGCCCCCGTTTATGATTGATAGTCCGGTGCAATAGGCTGCCTGAGAATTGGAAGCGACAATGTTTGCCGCCGGACTGTTCAGGATTACGTTCTGAACGCCCGTTTGATGCAAGGCGGCGTGAAGTCCGGAAACAGTAATGTCGCGCCCCAAGAGGTGGTTGCCGGTAACATAGGCGGTTGCCGCGTCTAGCGCAGCCTGGCGCACAACCTCGGCGTCCGGTCCCTCATACATGATCAGTGTCGCGTCGACGACATAAGGTATAGTTGTTGCGCTTTGGACCGTTACCAGATCCGTAAGTGGGCGGACCCTTTCTTGGTTCAACTGGGCAACGACCGTGCTGACCAGCTCAGCGGAACTTGTTCCATCGCCCTCGATCGAAAGGACGGTCACGATCACTTCGCCGGGCGTCACGGTTTCAACGCTGATGTCTTTGACAGACGATGACGCTGACAATCCCCAAAAGACGTAAGCGCCCCGCGAGCCTGCGGTCGTAAATCCTTCCAGCGAAAGCTGCGTTCGCTGGCGCAATCGTCCGTCATCTTCAAAAATTTCGGGAATTGGTGGTACCGCGTTTGCATCACCCACCTGAACGACTGCGCGCTCTACGCCAAAAAACGCAGCCAAGTGATCGAGTTGGGCACCAGCCGCAAACGCCAACATATTTCCCCTGCCCGCGTCGTCGACCTCAGCGCGCAGCAGGATCTCTCGATATGCCCACGCTTCAAGCACCTTGACGATCGGTTCACTTTCCAATTCCAATACCGGTTCCAGGCCCGGTTCGCGTTGGATCAGCCAAGCTTTGATTTCGGTCAGGACTGCCTCAAAGTCCTTGCGATCAATGATCGTAGGCGGCGCAAATTTTTCCAGATTGATGGCGGTGAAAGCGCTCATTCGATCACGATCCCCTCAAGATGAACTTCCCGACCGTCGGGCAGGTATTTTCCTGCCAAATTGATAACAATCTTTCCGGGCTGGAATGAACTGAGCGACACCCTTTCCACCACTACACGGGGCTCCCATGTCATGATGGCTTCTGCAGTAGCCGCGATTATGTCGAGTTTTACGGATGAGGAAAACGGCGCATCGATCAAATCAAAGAGCCGCGAACCATACTCGCGCCGCATCACCCGCGACCCTATGGGTGTGGTCAAAATATCCCGGAGTGACTGGCGCAGATGATCAATGCCGCCAAGTTTCCGGCCAGATGTGGCGCTGATCCCGTACATACGCAGAAGATGGCGAAAGCGCTGGCCCTAATCCTCTGGCGGTTCCCCCACAAATCCTCAAGCAGGGACGTTTCCCGCAGCGGTCGTGGTGAGAACCTAAGGGGAACTTTTGTGTCTTGTCCCAATCGGTCCTTGGCCATAACCTGTCTCGCCATGCCCAGAATCCTACCCTTACCCATAGCAAATATAGGCGACGACTTCGGCCTGTATGTCTGCTGTGAGGATGCTTGGTGCAGTCACGGGCAAACCTTCGCGCCGAGTGACCTGCTTGAACGGTTGGGCCCGAACGCAACGTATCATGACGCCCTGAAACGAATGCGGTGTTCTGCATGTGGTAGGAGGCCCGCGGGGATCAGGCAGTATTACCGAAGGGGTGTGCCTTGAATCCCAGAATTTATCATCGTGCAACTGAGTTGTTCAGTTTGTCGGACCAGCGATCTGCAAATTCGCTCATCAAGGCAGGCCGGTCAGAATGTAGGGCCATCAAGGCGCAAGCCGCCCACATGGCGGCCTCAAAGTCCGAATTTGATTGCTGTAGTGAATGAGCATGGGCAACCGCAGTGCCCGGGCTTGATCCTTTGTGCAGCAAAATAACTGCTCCCAATCCGCGACAAATTTCTTAAACGATACCGGTTTCCCATTTGGCCGCGAGATATTCAACTACCTTGGAAGCGTCCGAATCGGACAATGGACCGGCAGAATAGTCGAAAGCAATGACTTCGCCAATCACGCCTTGCCACGCTCGATTAGAGGCGTTGTTGTTACGTGCACCGATGGCATTCAACGCAATCGCATTATCGGTGTTTATCGAGTTGTCCTGACGTGTGATGCGAACGACGGAAAGTGGCAGGGGCAAAATCGTGTTTGACGGCGCAGCACCGTTTACGCGAACTTTATCCATACCGTACTTGTTCCAAATCGTCGGCAGACCTTGATTAACAAGAATGCGGTTGCCACTGCCCGTGATCCCGTTGTTGTTTGTAATGATTGACACCGGCTGGTCTGCAGCCGCATCAAGGCCATCCTTGTACTGCATGACAAGAAATACATCAGAACACTGAATGTCCGCCGAACTGTCCATTTCCAAACCCTTCGCAGAGGTTTGGTCAGGCCAAAGGAATGCTGGCTTGTTGTTGGATCTCTGATCTTGCCCGTAGACCGGACCACCCGCAGGCGATGCGACCAGGCGCGGCGTTCCCAGCCCTGCTTTGTCGTCAACTGCGATGACATTGCCACCGCCGTCAACAGTGACAGTGGCAGCATCCGCAGAGTCGTACCACGCCACCAACCCGGAGATTGACGCTGGGGAAAAACTTGACTGTAGATCCAAGGGTCCGCCAGATGGCATAACTAGACCGTTGGCGAAATCATAGATGTTCATTTGGCAACCCGAAAACTAGTTGGGTCTGACTGGGCTCTGACCCAAACGCTTGTGCCCACTGGCACGTTGTTGAAGCCTAGGACGTTTGCGGTCTGGTGTGGTTCCAAGAAAAATGCGGCGGCGTCCAGCGCCGGTTGCCCTGTCTCCGAAAAGCTCACAAGAATAGGTGCCCCGGAATCCTGAAACAGAACCGATCCGCCATCACTTAGCAATTCGGTCCATGCGTCTTTTGTCAGGTTGAGTGTTTCCGATTTCATTGGAAAGGCTCCTTTGCTCTATTTTGGTTTGCCTGTGTTTGCCGGGCCCGGCTCGATCCCACCATGAACATGTGTCACAAGGCTTATGTCCTCAGCGACAACGTCACCGCCCGTGACCGTGACATCCCCATCCGACACGTCGACATTGCCCTTGCCGGACACATCACCCTCAAAATTCCCATCAGGGGGCGCACCGGAAAATGGTCCCGGCAGGATAATGCCTCGGGTCGTGTCGCCGCCCGGCGACAACACGATCACTTGAGTGCCTGGCTCCGGCGGTATCCAAAACTTCAATGCCTCAGAGCCCAATTGTGCGATCGGCAACCAATCACTGTGGGCCCCATTCCCCCAATCGACCTTCGCCCGTGCACTTCCTCGATCAAGCGCCACGACCGTCGAAATCACGATCATGCGTTCTAACATCTGCAGGGCTTGAGAGGTTGCATACTCAGACATCACATCTCCTCGGGCTTGTAGTCGCCCTCGTTGCCCGCACCTATGTCGGGCGCCCACGACGTCAAAACCTCGGTCGGTGTTACTCCGTCATCGACAAAATAACTTTCGCCGAGACAGGTTTCGTGGGCCCATTCAACCATCCAGATATCGAACTGATCCGCCTTTGGCGCAAACTCGTCGGGCTCAACGGAAATGACAGTTGCAGCACCCCACAAAACGCCCAATCGGTTGCTGTGAATGAACGTCGCCAATGCCCCCGACGCCTTTAGAACTTCACAGCGCACCTTGGGTGTGCGGTGCCCCATGATCACGCGAGCCTCGAACCGGACCAGGCACGGGAACTGACCGGTGAGCGGATCTGCGTCAGGCAACGGTTCCAATTCGGAAATCTGGACAAGAATCGCCGGCACTTCCAATCTGTCCCGTTTCTCGTCTTCTGCAGCCACCGTTTTGAACGACGGAAACTTGGCCGCTATCTCGGCGACAACGGTATCAAGGGCTTGGCCCAGATCTATAGAATTAGCCATTGCCCACCTTCAATAATGTTCGAGCCCGTATCTCAGATACAAAGTGTTTGAAAAACACATTGTCCACGTCGACAAAAACCTCATCTTCAAGATAGATCATCATCCGATCAGCCACCGGCAAAGTCGCCTCTATGATGGGATAGGACCCGTCACCTGTTCTTTGGTAGACACCGCGTTTCCCGGTCACCTTGGCCACAAAGGCCCCGTGGACCATTGTTTCGCCAAACTTGATCCCACCCGGAACTTTTCTAGGTCGCCCCTTAAACGCGGAAAATGGCAGGTCGTTTGCGCCAAACCAGATTTTCAAACTGTTGCGACCCTTGCCGACCCTGTATTCTCTGATCCGACGCCGCAAGGCCTTGGCGTTGCGCAACCCGAGCTCAGTTTGCAGCCCTTTAGATGACAGTCGGCGGATGGTTCCAGCAGTTCGTTTCACCGCCCGTTTTTGCGATAAGTCGATCTGCTTAGGCGTCGCGTCGTATTCGGCAGCAACGTCTCTTAAGCGGTGATCATCGAAGTCAAACCCCAGCATCGTAGTATTCGTTCTGTTCAGCCAAGATCAGCTTTGAAAGCCCGGTGCCATCGGCCTGCGGTGATTTCGTTACATCGTAGGGCGTACCGTCGATTTCGGCGACATCACCAGCCTGAACGATCGCCGCTTCGACTTCCGGGCAGGTGAAGGTGGGCGTTAGATGATCATGCTCATACTCGCCAATCTCTGCCACCTGGCTAGGGTCATCAAAAACGCCAAGGATCTGCCCAACAACTTGATTGTCCCGTGTGATATTCGCGGTATCCGCAAACTCATCGGGGTCAAAGAAGTCGGACAGATCCTCCCAATCGGGATGTGGCATCGCCTTAGTTGTCCTCGGCTGCCTCTGCCGCCTCGATAGCTGCGATCAATTCGGGCTTTTTCAATTTGGCCGCGCCGTCGATTTCCAAGTCTTCGGCGATATCGAGCAATTCAGGGACAGTGTGCTTGGACAATGGTTTGTCTCCATCGTCGTCAGAGGTATGCAATTCGGCTTTGCCCCGGTTCATCAGGTTTTTTGCTACCGCTTCATCAACGGTAACAACGGACTTATTGCCCTGCTTCGGGGGAATGATCTTACCCTCGATCACGACCGCCGAGGTGATCAAGATACTGGTTTTCTTAGCTGACATTTCAGACCTCAAATATGACAGAGTTGATCAGGCAGCCGATTGGCTGCCCGTTGCTTCAGGGGTTATGCAGGTGCGCCGTAGCAGAAGCTCTCAACACGGCGGAACACAACGTCGACGTCTTGGAATGCGACGATCCGCAAACGGCCTTTGCGGCTGTGCGTGTATGGATCAACAGTCAGATCCAGACCGCCCCACGCACCCACTACAGCGTCGGCGTAGTTCCCATGGAATACGTCGCCCTGATCGACCTGATTGGTGATTTCGGCGCGATAACCGTTGACCTGATTTCCGGTCTCCCAAATTGGCGCACCATTTGAGCCCGCGAATTTCTCGGTGGTTTTGCAGTGGCCACGGAAGCGGGCATTCGCGCAATAGGCCATGTTTTCGACATCGGCATTGTCAGAGGAAATTTCGCTTTCCATCTGCACCAGTTCACCATAGGTCGGATACGCACCAGCAAACGTCACTGCATTGACCCCGGCTTGGTTTTTCAAGCCCAGCGGTTTTTTGACGCCGTCACCGTAGTGCCCCGCTTTATCAATGGTGAGACCCAACGCAGCGGCCAAGTCACGACGAACCATGGCCTCAGTGTCGATCGACGTCTGACGCAGAGCCGAGCGGGTAATTTCCGAATAAGCGCCCACGGTCTTCGGAGACATGTTTATGTCGCGCAGATCTTGGTTGCCCTCGCCCGCGTCCTCGTCATCATCCAACCAGTAACCGGATGCACCGCCCGCCTGCCCAATCAGATCATAGTTGCCCTGAAGACCACCCAGAGGCGTCGCCAATGCCAAGAATACAGAGCGGTTGCGCAGCATCTCAATGAAGCTTTGCGACATCAGCGTCGTGCCAATAGCCAAACCGCCGGTGTTGCCCGGGGATGCTCCATCGGTGTTGATGTTCAGCGCACGATGCAGAACATCCATCGGCACCATGATGCCTTGGGCATCGCGACCCAATGCCTGAGCAGCAGCTCGGCTGGCATCATATTCGAACGCAGCTTCTTCTTGCAGGGCCCGATCGTTAGGTGTTGCCAACGCGCGCAGCGCCCGTGCAAACGAGAACCGGTCAGCCTCGGCTACCGTCAGGCCGATCTGACCGCCATCGTCAGCCAGCGGCTGATTGCTGCGGCTGTTGTTTTCGTTTCCGCCGTGGACATGGTCCAGCACAGAGCGCGTGAAGTCCTCGACAGTGGCACCACTGCGCACCGCTTCGTTCACAAGAGATTGGGCGCTGTATTGTTCGCCGATCTCCATCAGAGCCGCGACACGGGTTTGTTCTTGTTCTTGTCCGCGTGTCACCATCGCCTTCGTTTCCGAGGCGCGCTCAAGCACTTCGACGACTTCGCCGATGTTGCCAGCTTCGTCGACCTTTACACGAACCAGGTCACCGGCTGCATTGCGGATAATCTTCGTCTTCATGTTGCCCGATCCTTCTGTTTCGGTGTCATCAATTTGAGTGTCAGTATTGCCCCGCTCGTTTTGGGGTTCCTCTGGCGGTTCCCCCACCGATCGACCAACGCCGACGCTTGGGTCTGCAGGAATGCTGACAAGTGAGATTTCATAGGGTTCCCATTCGGTGATGGTGACCTTGTCGGTTTCGCCTTCGCGTTCCTCGGTCTTGACGGCCTTCACGAAGTACCCAACCGAAATGTGCCGGATCACACCGCCAACAACGTCCTGCCAAATTTCCTCGGCACGCGCTGACCGGCCAAAGCGAAGCACCGCGCGGCCAACCCGATCACCGTCAATTCGAGCACTCTCGACAACACCAATCTGCGTGTCGTGGTCGTGGTTCCAGAGAACGGCGGCACCATTGTCCAAACGATCCGCAATCATCGAACCGGTTGAATGATCGAGAACTTCGTCACCAAACCAGCGGGCGACCGGTGTCTCGGAACTGAATGCGACCTCGATCGTGCGCGCATCCTCATCGATGGTCCGCACCTCGGCGGTGCGTCGCAGCGGGCCATGCCCGTTGTTGTCGTTGATTTGCTCAGCCGTGACTGATCGCGTGAACGCTTGTCCGATCAGAGCAGTTGCACCGAGTGACCCCGCAACCAGCAGGGCCGTTGTTTTAGTCGTTCCCTTCATTGGGGGTCTCCTCTTGGGTCGCGGGCGCCTTCGCACCCAATGCCTGGCCCATGGCGGCCATAATGAAATTTTCTGGGATGCCGGCGTCTTTCATCGACTTGATGTCCGATGCCACGGTTTTCCAAACGGTCTCAGGATCTCGACCTTGCTTTCGGATGATTTCAGATGGTGCCGACAGAAGGTTGTCCTTAGCCGTGACTTCGGCGTCGATGTCTTTCTTGGGATCAACCCACGCCCACCGGCGGCCCTGCCAGAACACGTCGCGGTATTTGGCGATACGTTCAGGCTTCAATCTGATCGGGCCATTGGTCACGAGACCAAGCAAAAGCGCACGCTCAAGCGCACGCTGGTAAACACGGTCGATCAGTACCTCGATCAACCACTCTTGAAGATCCATCCAGTGTTCGCGCTCATCGATCACACCTTGCCGAATGGAGCTGAAATTCACGCCTTCGAGGTCATTTGCCAGGCTGACATAGGCCACGCCCATTCCGGCACCAGCGCCCCGCAGCATGGCTTTGTGGAAGGGTCCGAATTCCCCGCTCGGATAACGCGAGTCGAACGCCTTGTGTTTCAGACCCGGCGGCAGTTCTTGAAATACACCACCTTCAGGCTCGATCAAAAGTTCTTCGTCTTCTAACTCTTCATCCGGTTCTGGACCTTCATCCTTTTCCCATTCGAGAAAGCCGCCAACGCTGGCTCCGGTGCGCGCATTGACCAGCGCCGCCTTTTCAAATCCGGATAGTTGGTTCAAGCGCCAAAGAGAGGTGGCCGCCCAAGGCAGGCCGCGCCGCTGCCCCTCAATCTCTTCGAGGAAACCGTGAATGATTTCACTGGCGGGGACACGTTCGAGGTTGCGGCCGTTGAATGTGTAACCGCTGTTCCCCGGGTCATCGGTCATAAAGAAGTAGTTCAGCGCTCGACCTTCGCGCGAAAACTCAATGCCTTGCCGTACAAAGCGACCATCGGGTAAGCGATCGATGTTGTAATCGACCGGGCAGCGTTGCGGGTCCAGACTTTGCAGCGCGTAGCCCATGGGCGCGGCTTTGCCCAAGATTTCGCGGATCATGAATTCGCCATCTTTGGCCGCCGTCCGCACCGACGACTTGCACGTCATCCGGAAACTGCGACGCCCTTTGATGTCGCAGTTCTCAGCCCGACCCCATTTTTTCCACCACGCTTCAAGCGCCTCATTCGCTGACCGATCAAGGCTGCCATTTTGGTCTTTGGCTTGCGCCTGCAAAATAAATCCGCGATGACCGACAATGTTTTGTTCGCCGAGGCGTAGGTAGTTTTTCAGGTAGTCGTTCTTGGCCGCCTGTTCACGGGACCGTGCAACCAGTATGCGTTGATTGCGGTCAATCACCTGATCAGCAGTCAGCGGCGTTGTGGTCCAACTCGCCGTCAATCGGTCGGTTTCCCCGGCATCGTAGGACCGGCTCATCCGAACTGGTCGCGCAGCCATCCGTCTGCTGATTTTGGGAATAGTCGATTGCGCGGCAACCACTTCCTTTACGGGCTGTTGAGCGCTGCGTTGGGAAAAGGGCCAAGCCATCAGAACGACACCCTCACTTTACGGCGCACCAGGCGCTTGTGTTGGCTGTTGCCTTTCATCTTCGCCACCTCAGCCTTGTAGGTTTTGTGAAGTTCCAACAGATCTGCAATGCTGGTTCGGGTCAGCGACCGACCGTTGATGGTGTAGGATTCCTGATCCTTGGTCGCGCGTTTTTCGAGGACAGCCTCGATCGCGGCAAGCACCTTTTCAGCGTGTTTCCTTGGGTCGTGAGCGGAATCGATGCTTGCGACATCCGCCTCAATTTCGAGTTCGCCCGCTTCGATTTCAAAAGTATCCGTGCCGTCGGATGCGCGCACAGTGGCAACGTATCGACCAGGCGCAAAACCGGATGTCACGCCCGACGCTTCTGAAAGGACATGGGTGTCACCGTCACCTGTCGCAGTCAGATTGATAACAGCAGGGCCGCGCAAATGGGCCTTAATGGTCCAATCTGGTGCTGGATAGTCGGCTGCCGTGATTGTCACCCGAAGGCTAAGCCCTGCCCTTATGAGACTGGGAAATTGTGTCAGCAAAATAAAACCCGCCTACAAACCTTTTGTTCGTCGGGCCCGGCGTCGATTCAAGGCGGCGCGCGAGCTTCGACGCCTAGTCTTGCGGCGTTTGGGTTTTTGTTCCTCTGGCGGTTCCCCCTCTTCATCCGATGCGGGGGGTGACGTCTCGCTTTCGTCAGCAGTTTTCAACCGCGCCAAAAGCAATTTGATGTTTGGCTTTTCGATTTTCAGAGCCGCATAGGCATAGACACGGCAATCAAGTGCTTCGTTTCGGACGCGGGTTTTGTGCCACTGACGATCTGGGAAACCGCGAATAAGTTTGGTCACCAGCCGCTCTGCTGTCATTTGTTCGAAATATTCGATGTCGCGATCGAGGCTGAACACGCACGAACCCGGCCCCGTTTCGAGGTTCAAGCGTCGATGGACCAACAGCTTGCCTTCGTCTGTACCTATGGTGAACAGTTTCACCGGGCGGCCCTTCTTTGGTGACTTGCGCATGTTTGGGGCAGAAACAATGGGGCGATCCCAGCCACCCTTGCCCTTGATGGCAAAGATCCGGCTGCGGTGTTTGCCTGCCAACTGTTCATAGGCGCTTTGCGTCAGGCCCTTGTTGCCGCCGGTGTCAACGCAGGTGGCGCGGATCCGCAACTCGGCCCCGCTCTCGTGGGTGAAGGTCTGATTGAGAAAGTCAAACAGTTCATCCCAGACCTCGGATTGCGTCGGATCTCCCCAGAAAACCTGATAGTCGATGTTCCAACTGCATTCGCCAAGACCCCAGCCAACGACCTCGACCTCTAGCCGGTCAGTCTGCATGTCCACGCCCGCCGTCAGAACCCCGACGTCAGCCGGAACTTGGGCAGGATACTTCTTCGCGCGCGCAATCAGCGCGTCGGCTTCGACCTCGTCGGCCTCTTCAACCCACGTCTCAGCAAGCGAAACGTTGGTGAAAGACTGCAAATCATTGGCCGCCTTCTTGTCGAGGAACGACTGAACGATTTTCCCCAGCTTTCGAAAACACGAATAAAGTTCGTTCAGATGATACGACGCATGACCCCGGAACGGCTTTTCGGCCTTCCACCCTGCCCCGTCATCCTCAGCGCTTCGGATTGCGGCGATCCGATCTGCATCAGACCACTTTGCGTCACACACTTCCCCGGTTTCAGAGTCGTGGCCATCGCAGGCGTAATAGGCCGTTTTCGGCAAGTGGTTGCCTTCGTCATCTTTTTCCCATCGCACATTGCGCCAGTTCAACGTTTGGTGATGACCGCATTTGGGGCAAGCCACATAAAACCGTCGTTTGTCGCCTTCCTCGAACGAGCTGTCGATCCGACTAGCACCTTTGATCGTCGGTGTGCTGATCTCAGCGACAAGGCTCTGATCACCAAATGTCGCGGCCCGCTGCGATAGCAACTCGACCGGATGGCCTTCGTTGGTTCGATCATATCCGTCAACCTCATCGCAAACGATCTTAGGGGCCGATCGTCCACGCATCGTCTTCGGTGATCCGGACCATGAGAACATCATGAATCCGCCGGGATAAGATTTCATGCGTTGGTTGTTAACGCCATCGCGACCGCGCGGTTTAGCAATAGCCTCTTGCAAAACATCGTTGGCTTCGACCATCGGATTAAACTTGGTTTCCAACCACGTCTGCAAATCGCCCTGGCTGGGCTGCATCATTATTTGGGAGCAAGGATCATGCGCAATAAAGTATCCCTGACCACACAGAGCCAATAGGGTTTTTCCAACCTGTGCGCCCCATTTTAGCGTGATGTGATCGCATTCCGGATCAGCCATCATGTCCAACGGCTCGCGCTGGTATGGGGCATTTTCAAATCGGATTTTGCCGGGGATAGCATTACCGACAGGGATATAAACGTTTTTCTCAGCCCATTCTGACGGTGAGAGTTTCGGCGGGGGCCTTAGAAAACGCTGGGCACTTCGGGTCGCGCGAGCGATCGAGGTCGCGTTTGAAAAATCAGCGCGGGCATTCAATCGTCATCCTCGCCGTCGTCTTCAATTTCTAGATCTGCTTCATTGATAAGGTCTTTGTCGGCCAAAGCTTCGAGGGATAAATCCACCTCTTCCAACAACACCACTTTGATCCGCGTCTCGCTCTCTTCCCCGACCAACCGGCTTGCAGCGCGAGCTGGCAACACGTTGCGCATAGTGGCGCGCACTTCGCCGAACGCCTTGGAAAGCGCCCGCTCGATTTGTTCGACCGGCGCAACCAGTTCCTTGGCCTTGGCCAATTCCAATTCGACCAGCTCGGTTTCGGCCTCAAGTCTGCGGCGTTTGAGTTCGTCTGCACTGGCAACCTGAACACCGGCAGTCTCGGATCTGATATCGTCAGCGCGCCACGATACTACTTTCGCCGAGTTGAACACCCACGCCTTGCCCTTCGATCCACGTTGCTCAAATGGACACCCACGGCGCAACCAATCATCCAGCGTTGTCAAGGCGATACCGCAAAATTCGGCCATCTCTGCCCGGTTCAATTTCCGCCCGCGACCGACTTTGTTGCTCACGTCACCGCCTCAAGTAATAGTAGTAGGCCACGTTTCCCGGGCCCTCGCACAAATAGTTTTCTGCGCCGTTTCGCACCCACAGGCCTCACCCCCGCCGGAAGGACCCGCGATCACCGTCTCAGCACCTTCCATGCCCCAACGCCAGTTCCGACAAAGAACAACCATTGGATCATTCTGCCCGCCCATTGCTGCATTTGCGGCGTAGGCAGGTCTGACACCTGTTGATCACCGAACACGTCGCGCAGGTAAGGAATGCTGTCGATGATGACGGCAGCCCACCACAGCGCGAGCGGCACAAGGAACATGCCAGCGAATACCCAAAACCACGGAAAATGCAGTTTGGCCTTGTTGTAATCGGCCATGATCTGGGCCTCTGCCACTGCCTGGCGCGCGAGTTCAATCGTCGCCGTGGTCTTCAAACGCTCTTTGTCGTTTTCCAACTCGGCCCGGCGTTCCATGTGCGAAATGGCCTTGTCGACAATGCCACCAAAACCAAGATTGATCAGGAACCCGATTAGCTTGGTCATCGCAATGCCAGCGGCTCTTTTGTGATCACGCGCAGGATCGCGTTACCGATCAGAATAACCACTGTCAGGATGGTTCGCGCCAACGCCACGTATTCAGCGGGCGCACCCAACACCTCGAAATGTTCCAACAAGTTGATAATCTCGACCGCAAAAGCGACAAGACCCATAATGAAATTGAACCAGATCGTCTTAGACAGAAACCACGGTTTAGCCATTGGTCATTTCCTCCAATTTTTTACGGTAAGCGGCGGCGCGCCGGGCGTGTTGCGCTGCGTTCAGGGCAAGGACCAACGTGCAGACGGTCAGAACGCCGATTACGGACCAAAGCGCCCATTCCGGAAGGTCAACCAGCAGCGAGCCGCCCCCGCCCGCTGTGGTGGCCCGTGCGCCCTTCGCCTGCGTTGCGCGCGCACCCTGCGCCTTGTCGGCCTCGGCTTTGACCCGCTCTGGTGATTGGGAGGCCATCGCGACCGCCTCGGCCTCAGTATCGGCCACACGGCGGGCCCAACCTCGGCCAAAGGTTGACCACGTGCGCAGCTTTCGAAGAAAGCCCATTCGTGCAGCACAAGCTTTCTGAACCACCGCCACAACGTCGCGTGCAGTTAGCGCAGATGTGAGGGTTCTCTGACCGATCTTGCCGTCTGCAGTCACGCCTAAGGCTGATTGCAGCCACTTGGCACCCCGAGACGGCCCAGAGTTCACACCACCATCAAAAGCGACCAGATCGAGACCTTGCGGCAGTTCATCGCCCTTGACCTTATGCCAGTACCGCAAACGGTAGATGCGCCCGGCTTCGTTCTTGGTCAGCGCCTTCACGTCGGCCTTGCTCACGGGCTTGCCCCGGAATGCAGCTAAGGTCTTGTGAGTGACACCGTGATTGGTTGCGCCACCGGGGTCTTTCGGGTGGTCGACATAGCCGCCTTCCCATTTCAGAACGTGGGCGAAACAGGCGTCATAGTTGTTTCTGCTCATAGGTCGCACCCCTTTACGGATCGTTGCCGCATCTTCACGCGCGGCTCTTGGTTTTGCCTCTGGCGCTTACCCCGGACAGGATCTCGCGGACCCAATCGACGGACAGGTCAACGCCATGTGCGATTTCTTTGACTGAACAACCCTCGGCTGCCATTTCCCGAATCCGACGATTGCGAGCGGCGCGGACGATAAAACGGCAGTTGGAGGGCTGCAGGATCATCCCCGAAAAGGCGTTCACCAGCTTATTGGCGTCTTTCCAGCCGAGGACGCGCACCAACGGGTGATCCACTGACGGCAAGCGCTTTGGCACGTAGATGCACACGCGCCAGGCACGCGAGCCTGACTGAGGCAATGACCCGATCAGGTGCAAAGCCTGATCACGCCCAATCACCTCGGCAATCTCTGCAACACTGTCGGGCAGTGGCGGGGCAACGTCAGTCGACATAGTTCCCCCGTGGCTCGTAATCCCCGGGTCGTTCCAACTCCTTGCGGCAAGGTGCGATCCAATGAAACTCTGGTGGTAGGGGTTGGACGAATGGCAAAATCGCGCCACCGTCCCAGATCAACCACGAATAGGCCGTCGCTGAACTACCATCTGCAACCACCCTGCCCTTGTGCATAACAACCCGCTCGGTGAACTGCAGAATTGCACTCGGTGGTGTTTCCGAAAAAAGATTGGTGTACCGAGCCTGACCCTCTAGGAAGGCTGATCGAACTATCTCGGCAACGCCGACAGTAGACGTGCCCAGCGCGCGCTCGATGAACTGTTGAGCCAGCCTGAACGGCGGATTCATAGCGGTAAAACCGACTTGATCGGGGGCAGGCCCGAACAGGTAGTCATCTACCGGGAAGCCTGCACCGTAGTCATGAACGTCCGACGCCTCGATCTTGCCAAAGTACTCGGCTAACGGCGCAACCATGTAGCCTCGGTTTGCGCAAGGCTCACGAACAGACAGTTTTTTCAGATCGTGCCGCTTGCGCAGCCACTCACACAGCGCTCGCGTGGCCCACGGTGGCGTTGGGAAGTCGTCTAGTGCGTCCCGTGCCTCTTTCCGTTGCTGCATGACGGCGGATGACGTGTTCTGCGTCATGTCAGCAGCACCTCGATACCCTGCGCGGATAGGATGGCCTTTTTCAGATTGAACACGTCGGTCGCGTGCCCTTTACGGTCTTCAATGACATGAACGCCCAGCGCATGGTCGACATAGACGAAATCTGCCCGGTAAACCCGCTGACGCTTTCCCCCATCGGTCATGATTGGACCGTCTCGGCCTTCCAGCGGTATTTCGACCTGACGGCGCAGACCTGAGATTTCCCCGGCCTTTTGCAACAGCACCAATTGGCTCCACCGGTTGGCCTCGGCCTTACTGTCGAATGTAATCCCGTCGACCTCGATGCGCTGGGCACCCCGAACGCGGCGCTTGTCTTCTTTCGGTGTCTCGGCGTTTTGCAGGGCGTGAAGCTGTGCGGATGTCATGCGTTCCATCGGCTCACATCCCCAGCACTTCTTTGTAGAGGTCCAACACCGCCTCTTCCTCGGCGATATCGTCCTTGTCGCGCTTACGCAGTGCGATGACCTTGCGCATAACCTTTGTGTCGTACCCGCGCGCCTTTGCCTCGGCCATCACCTCTTTCTGTTGTTCGGCAAGGTCTTTCTTTTCGGCTTCGAGGCGCTCAAATCGCTCTATGAATTGACGCAACTCGTCAGCGGTTACGCGATAGGCAGCATCAGTTACGGCCCGATCTGCGTCGGTTTCCTTCATCGGGGTTTTGGCGTGTGTACCGTCCAACATGTCAAACAGTCTCCATGCGAGTTGCCAGCCCGTACTTGGCTGAGGTTTTGTTGAACTTTTCGGAAACGGCGGTACGGGCATCGATGTGCAGAGCGTCAGCAATTGTCATAACGCAACCAAGGGTCCGCGTAATGGCATCCCGTAGGTCATTGCGCGCGAATACTTCCGCCTCTGAACCTTCCGAAACATGGGTCAGCAACAACACGGCGTCAGAGATTGCGCCCGTTGCCACGTCCAAAGCCAGAGCAGATCGGATCGGGTCCACCACGTTTTGGATTTTCACGAACTGACCCACGGGCATAGGCGCGCCAATGTCGATCGCCAGAAGGTCGAGAGAAATCACAACGTCGCCGATTTCGTCCGCTACATCGCCCAGCGCTGCCACAGAACCACAAACACCACGTTGGGCGCGAATGTACTTCTTGATGGCTCCGGCGACCTCTCCCACCTCGTCGGCCACTTCAAGCGCGCGACACGCTGTATCGAGCGTTTCGTTGCCCTGCCATTCCGCTTGGCGCTGAGTGTTGGCGGCTCGCAGTGCTTCAAAATCAATGTTCACTGGGAACCCTCCTGATGAGATTTGAGTTGTTGACCGGCAAATTTCAGGGCGTCCGCGATGTCTTTGGCGGCTGGGTCGGTTGCGGCCATACCGACTTGGACCTGATAGGCCCCCCTGATTTCGTCTAAGCTGTGAAGGCGCATCTTGCGGGGCACCGGGCAAACCGGGCCCTTGCGCATCGCCGTTACAACGCAATCGCCCGCTACCAGGTCGATCGTGACAACGGCGTCACCAAAGCGGTGTCCGTGGGCTACTGGATCTGCGTGGGGCGAGGTCATAGCAGCTTCCCCACGGCCCGGCAGTCCTGAATGGTCACAAGCTCGGCCTGCACGCATTCCCACGCCGTATCGTCGGATATGGCGGTGCACAGAAAGGCTTTGCCGTCTTTGATGGTCTTGGCGTGGGTTTCCAGAATGCGCGCCCTGTCCTCGGTGGCAGTGGTTGTGGGCGTGTGCTGCGTCCAACGACTATCGCGCAGCCAATTCTCAGAATAGGCGATGTACTGTTTGCGGTTGCCCTTCTGCTCGGCGGCATAGGCGCGGGCTCCGGCTAGGATGGCGGCAGGATCGGCGCCGGCCTCGATCGCAACCTTGAGCGCTTCCACAGTCGCGGGCCCATCGCCAAGACGAGGGTAAGCGGCTTCGAATTGGCTGACAAAATCCTCAAAAACTAAATCTGATGTGTGTGCGGACTGATCCGCACAACTTGTTAGTTTTTCTTTTTGTAAGTTGTTCTTTCTTAAGTAGCCTGATTTTCCGTCAGTCGGTAAAACCCGACTGTCGGTAAAACCCGGCTTTCGGTCATTTTTGCCACACCCCTCACCGATAGCCGGGTTTTCAGGCTTTCGGGCAGAATTGTCACACGCTACTGGTTGTGGGGGTTCTTCGGATGTTCCCGCTACATCTTGTGCCGACGGATCATCGATGATTTCCCAGATCCAGCCATCAAGGCGACCTTGGTCATCATGTTTCGAGTGCACAACCAGATATCCGGCGTCTTTGATCTCGCGGATAATGCGCTGGTACTTGTCCTTTCCGCAGCCCAAAACCTTCATTGATTGTGCCTGGTAGAACTTCCAGTTCTCACTGCACGACATGATGTAGCAGAGCATCAACCGCGCCTCGGGCGAGACGGATATGTCTCGGATCACAGCGTTTGGAATAGATGAATAGCCTGATCGCCTACGTATCGTGACTTGCTTGCCCATACGCCCTGCCTCGAATGACTGCTCTGTGGATTAGTTGGCGGAGACGGATACGGGGACGTTGCCCTGTTCCGCCTCTGGCGCCCGCCTGCGCCCCGGTGATCACGCTTGTCAGGTGTAATGAAATCCGGTGCCGGGCCTGACACGCAGCGTGATTTTGGTTGTCACCCCTTCGGGCTCGCTGTCCCGTGATGTTCAGCGAGAGGATAACCCGGCAATTTCGTGAATTGGCACGCCCAGCGCGGAAAGCGGGGGAACCGCCAGAGGAACCGCGCCGAGAACCCTTGCAGCCTGTAGGCTCTTGAAACCGCGCGGGATGCGCGACGAGGTCCCACCCCCGCCGCGCTAGACCATCCCGCCAATTGGAGATACCGCCGGGATGGAATTCCTGAAAGAGCTTAGGCTCATCCTTCAAGCTATCGCAAAAATCACTGAAATGCTGTTTGGCACTCCATGGCCCGCGATCATGTTCGCGGCTGCCTGCTGGCTGTTGCTGTGATCTGCGTTCTTGCAAATCTGTAGCCAGTGACGCAACCTGCGCGCGAAGAGCGCATTTCGAACACACGATTGAATGAGGAACTTTATGAAACGAACTCTGATCGCCGCGACTTTGGTCGCCTTCCCCACCATTGCAGCAGAGTTTGATACAGAAGCGGCAAAAGCTTTGTGCAGTGCCCAATGGCCCACCGACTTTTTCATGCAAAAAGGCTGTATTGACCTGCAACGGGAAGGCTTCGAAGGGCTCCCCGGCGCTGTGTCCGGACTGCCTAGTGAAATTGGCGAAGGAATTCTTCAGCAATGCCAGGCGCAATGGTCCAATGATCTTTTCATGCAGAAAGGTTGCGCCGAGTTGCAGGCCGAAGCCTGGCATGAAGTAAACGGCTGAGGCGAAGCCTTCCGAGGAACCCGTGGCACTCATTCGTCGCCCTCGTGACCGTCTTTCTTTTCGCTACGCAATCGCTCGATGGTGTCAAAAATCCGCTTCATCGATTGATGTGTTGGATTTTTGGTTGCGCCCGTTACGATGTTCTTAACGAAATTGGGGTTCGTGTTCTTAGGGATTTCCCCAGCAAGCCGGTATGCAGTGATTCCCAGTTCGGCTAATGAGCGACCAACATAGTCCTGAAAATCGGCGTAAGAGGGAAACTTGCCCTCTTCAGGGAAGGGCTTGTTGGGTCCAAACTCAGATTGGTCGCGGTTGCTCATCGTGCCCTCTGCTTCTTTTTGGGCACAATCGCTTTATAAGTGGAATGTTGTCAAGCTATAAATGGATTTAGGCCCACCCTATTACTTTTGCTGGGTTTTCAAGCGGGTCACTATCAATTTATAAGTTGAGCCATGATCAGATATCGGGAACAACTCGCCAAGTATTGCAACCGACCGGGCTACAGCAGGTCCGGTGTCGGCCTTAAGGCGGGATACAACAAAAATTACGTCTCTGACGTAATATCAGGGAAAATAACGCCAACCGCCGAGGCGCTGGAGGCCTTGGCGGGGGCATTGGATATCCCCCTAGCCGTTCTTCTGTTCGGGGATGATACCGATCAGGTCACACGGGAGATTGTGTCCAAAATGAAGGACGTCGACGAACACGGTCAACGGGCCGTCAACGCTCTTGTTGATTCTCTTTCTTCGAAGCCGAAGGATTAACTAGCTCGTTAACAAGTTCTAAAACCTTCTCTTTCTGCTCTTTCGTCAGTCGCTGAATGCGCTCAAATGTCTGAATTTTCGACAACTGCAATATCCATTTAAAACTTGATAACTTTATGTGCAGGTAGTATCGTCCACTTTTAAAAGGACCGCAACCTGTGAGTGTAAAATTGTTAGAAGAAATTCTTTTGAAGAGACTGCATGATATAGCGGATGATGGTGTAGCTATTGGATTTGGATTCGGGCCTCAAGGTCAACCGGGCGAGCATATCTGTACTTATGACAAGGTGTGGCAAGAACACTATTGGAACCAAGGCCTCATCTATCGAGATCCAGTCATAGCTTTTGGTGTTTCCAACTTAGGCGCCATTCGTTGGTCCGATGTCGAATTGACGGAACCTGACAACGCCGTTTGCCAAGCCCGCGATTTTGGTATGCGGGACGGTTTAGTTGTTTCAGTACAGGTGGACGGAGAACGTGCGATTGCTGGACTGGCCACAGCGTCGAGACCCTCAGATTCGGCTATCTCCGAGGCGCGGTCCATTCTTGCGGGGCTGCAAGCTCTCAAAACTGGCGAGGCCAAAATCACTTTGACCAAAAGACAGAGGGAAATCTTACGCTTAATCGCCGACGGCGCATCGGCGTCTGCCGCAGCGCACGAGTTGGACATTGACGAAAGCACAGTCAATTTTCACAAACGTGAAGCACTCAAGAAAAACCACACACAGGCTAAAAACATCAAACAGCTTGTGAGCCAGGCTGTACGCGTAGGAGCTATCTAGTCCAGTTATAATTGGAGTGCAGCCCAACTTATAGGTGAGTACCTTGCCCCGGCAATAATATGCAAGGGGGCGGAAATGAATAGTTTTTGGGTCGACAGTCTAACTGGTGGGGATACGCACTCTCTTTTTGTAGAGCACTTTAGGTTGCGTAAGAGAGTCTTCGTTGATGAACTTCATTGGCAATTGACGCCACGAGGCGACCAAGAATTTGACCAGTACGACACCCCATTCGCCTCTTACTGCCTTGTTGCACATGAGGGAAAGCTTGCTGCGGGCGCCCGAATTCTCCCAACTAACTTGGAAATGGGACCTAATACATACATGATCCGAGACGCCGCGCTTGGTCGGTTGGGTGCAGGATTGCCACCCACGATTTGAGACGGCTTTTCGCCACCCGTTTGTCCGAGCATTTGGGAGGCAACAAGGCTGATAGTCGATCCCAGCTTACCGAAAGACAAAAAGAAAAAGGCCCTTCGGGCTACCATAGACCGGATGGTCATGGAGGCCCAAAAGGCCGGAGTTGAGAGAATGTTGGCAATTGGGGGTTTAGAATTGGCTCTGGGTGTAAGGATGTCAGGGCATTCAATTCAACGACTCACGCCCTACCACTCAACCGAAAGCGGCGGGATCGCAGTTTTTCAAATGCCTGTGGTCCATTTATAAGTTGACTTCTCCATTTATACATGGAACTATGCCTCCTATACCAGAACTGGAGGTCGAAATTGGAAAAAACTACCACAACGCCCAGCGCCGAAAGTGCATTCAATACTTTGGCGGCCACTATTTCTGCCCCTGACAAGATTTATCACCCTACGCTCGCTGTCGCCGCCTGGTGCCGGATCAAGCATCTGCACGGCAAGCCGATCTGTGACCAGCGGCTCGAACGCCTTGGCGTTGAAGTCCAGACGTTAGACCGCTCAGTGATCGAGCGCGCCGAACAAGAAATCCGCATTCGTGAAAAAGCCCGTGAAGCTGCCGCCCGTCGCGGCGGTGCTGGACGCGCACCCCTCATCCTAACTGACGCCATCGGTTAACTGCCTCGTCGCGCACTTCGAACCGCGCGCGGACAACTGGCTGGGGCTCTGTCCCGATGCCCCGGCCCCTTTTCTTCAAGGATCACCTAACATGAACGGTCTTATCAACGATCAGCTTGCCCGCTTGCTAACGGATCTGGACAACCTGCCCTATGCGGGACGCCGTGACCGTGTGGTGAATGAGGTTCTCGAAACGAACGGTGTCTATCTGATCCCAAACGCTCAGGACCCGGGCGCGCGTTTCTTCTGTGAAATCACCCTGCACGGCATTCGCGCCACGGGCGGCGATGAGGCCGACGCGATCACCAATTGGATAGACACGGCGCGCGAGCGGCACGAGGTGGCAGCATGAGCCAGCGTCTCGACATAAAGCGCATCATCGTCGCGGTCGAGCAATTGGAACTGACCGCACCCGCGCGCAAGCTGCCTGTCCTCAAGTACCTGGCTATGCACAACGGCGGCCGTTGGGACCTGCCAAGCGCGAACGGTGACTATGAGCCGCTTATCAAGTCGATCGAACTGTTCGGCGTCTACGCAATGTCCGAGGTCGTCGAGGAACTGCCCAAGAACTGGCTCATTGCTGCGTACAACATCCTATTGGCCCAAGAGGCCGATCAGGACGCCCTAGCGCCCACGGGAACGCCTGAGCTGGGCGAAGAGGTGCGTTTCCAGCGTTCCGCGACCCACCACCCCGAAACGGGCATTGTGCTCGGCCGTCAGTTCGGCACCGGCATTATCGAGGTCGAAGACCAAAACGCCGAGCAAGTGCGCCTGAACCCCGACCAATACGAGGCCATCGGCCATGCAATCCCCTGATGCCACTCACGGCGACCGGCCCCTGTCCGCTCAAGACCACCCAGAGCGCGACAGGGGCAACGCAGACCGCCCAGCGCATCAGATCGAAGACGACGGGTTCGTCACTGTCTACCCACCTTTGAAGAGTTCCAAATGACCCAGCAAACCAAGATCGAATGGACCGAACAGACGTGGAACCCCATTGTGGGCTGTTCCCTTGCGTCCCCCGGCTGCACCAACTGCTACGCTATGCGGACGGCATATCGCATGTCGCAGAACCCCAAGACGCCGCAATACCACGGCACCGCCAAGCTGGTGAACGGCAAGCCGGTCTTTACCGGCAAGCTGGCTCTGGTTGAAAAGGCCCTGCTTGAACCTCTCAAGCGGCGCAAGCCCACCACGTACTTTGTCAACAGCATGGGCGATTTGTTTCACGAGGACATGCCCGACGACTGGATTGATCGAGTGTTCGCCGTGATGGCGCTCTGCCCGCAGCATACATTTCAGGTGCTGACCAAGCGCGCAGATCGGATGCGGGATTATGTGCTGAACGCCTTTGAGCGAATTGACGAACTGTTGGAAAACGCCCGTCAGTGTGGCGAAGATTGGACTTCTCTGACCACCCGCATTGAAGTCATCAACGATGGCTATAACGGTACTGAAATTTGGCCCCTGCCGAACATTTGGCTGGGCGTGTCGGTCGAGGATCAAAAACGCGCAGACGAACGCATCCCCGATCTGTTTGCCACCCCCGCCGCGATCCGGTTTATCAGTGCAGAGCCGCTGTTGGGGCCGGTCAGTTTGCGTTGGCTCAATGCTTTTCCCGAGAATGCCCCGTACACGGGCATGAAAAGCCCAGCCGGAACAAATGAGTTTGATGGGCTTGCGCGATTGGATCAGGTCATCGTCGGCGGCGAAAGCGGTCCGAACGCCCGCCCTATGCATCCTGATTGGGCGCGCAGCCTACGGGATCAGTGCAAGGCGGCAGGAACGGCGTTTTTCTTCAAGCAGCACGGCAAATGGTTGCACGAAAGCCAAGACCCGAACGGTGTCTGGGACTGGGAAACAGCCGATCAGCGCGGAATCCTGCATTGCTGGGAATCTGACGAGCCGTTCACCTTCTCGATACCGCTGAAAAAGTCGGACGCTGGCCGGTCGCTGGATGGCGTCGAACACAACGGCTTCCCCGCCGCTCTGATGGGGGCGACGGTATGACCGACCTGACCCAGCAACTGGCAAAGGCGGAAGCTGAAGCCTCACGGTTGCGCCGCGAAATAGCTCAAGGCCCTTGCCGGGAATACGGCCATGATTGGCAATTCTCAGGCGGAATGAACGCCGGTTGCGATGGCGGTGATTGCTGCGCTTGTTCGGTGCCCGTCCATACGTGTTCGAAATGCAATGATTGCGACTACGGCGATAACCCTGAGGCTGACGAAGTTCGTGCGGACTGTGCCCGCCTGATGGGAGGGGAAGGATGAAACCGGCCGACACTCGTCGCATGGGTACCGAGCCAAATCTGGCGTGGAGCGTAAAAAGGCTCAAGCGCGAGCATGACGCATTGGCACTTAAGGCAGCGATGGCGCAGCACAGCCCCGAACCATGGGCCGCCCCGTTTGTTTTCGAGCATGACGGGTATCGCTTCGAGCGCCTAGTATCCGACCTTGAGATGGCTCAAGAGGGATTGTCGCAACGCCACTGTGTTGCTTCTTACACCCGGGCCGCAAAACAGGGCGATTACATTGTTCTAAGGATTACCGGAAAAGAGCGCGCGACCTTCGGTTTTGGCTTGAACCGCTGTGACGAATTGAAGGGCTTCGCAAATTCTGAGGTTACCAAAGACTGCCGCGCGGCGGCCAAAGAGGCGAAAAGGGCGTGCATCGCTCAAGTTGTCACCCAGCACAAAGACCGGGGGGCAGCATGACTACTCCAACGCGACCCGTTCTGCGGTATCACGGTGGCAAGTGGCGCCTGGCCCCTTGGATCATCTCCCACTTTCCCGAACACCGTTGCTACGTCGAGCCATTCGGTGGCGGCGCATCCGTCTTGCTGCGCAAGGACCGGTCATATTCCGAGGTCTACAACGATCTGAGTGCGGATGTGGTCAACCTGTTTCGCGTATTGCGATCTGATGACGCCCAGCGCTTGATTGAAGCCGTGCAGCTAACGCCATTTTCGCGTGATGAGTTCGCTGAAACTTATCAGGAAACAGATGAACCTATCGAAAAGGCCCGACGCTTGGTTGCTAGGTCCGCAATGGGCTTTGGATCTGGCTTGGCGGTCAATCGACAATCAACTGGTTTCCGCGCGGACAGCAAGAAGTCTGGAACAACTCCTGCCCGCGACTGGATGGGTTACCCATCGGCGTTGCTTCAAGTTGTCGATCGAATGCGGGGTGTGATCGTCGAAAACAAACCGGCCGTTGATGTAATACAAAAACACGATGGGGCCGAAACGCTGTTCTACGTCGACCCGCCCTATGTTCACGACACCAGGTCTAGCAAGCGCAGTTCAGAGACGCTGCATCACCGATATGCCCACGAAATGACCGACGATGAGCACGCCGAGATGCTGGCTGTTCTGACTAATGTCAAAGGTAAGGTTGTTCTCTCTGGCTACCCCCACCCGATTTACGAAGGCGCGTTGTCCGATTGGCATCGCGTTACCTGCGAGGCGCTAGCCGACGGCGCACGTAAACGCACCGAGGTTCTTTGGATGAATTTCAATCCCTCGGACCAACTCTCACTACTCGACCACATGGGGGCAGCATGACACATCCGCTTATCATTGACAGTTTCGCAGGTGGCGGCGGCGCTAGCACAGGCATCGAAATGGCCCTTGGCGTCAGCCCCGACTATGCGATCAACCACAATGAGGCAGCGCTTGCCCTACACGCCGCCAATCACCCAGAGACCGAACACCTGCAAACCTCGATCTACGCCATTGATCCGCGCGAGGTCGTGAAGAAAGGCCAACGCGTCGGCCTGGCTTGGTTCTCGCCCGACTGTAAACACTTCTCAAAAGCGCGTGGCGGAACCCCGGTCAGCAAGAACATCCGGGATCTGGCGTGGGTCGTTGTCCATTGGGCTGAGCTGGTGCGCCCCGAGGTCATCGCACTTGAGAACGTCGAGGAATTCCAGACGTGGTCACCGCTGCGGCAGAAGGAAATCGACGGCGAGCCGATCTTTAATGCTGACGGCACGCCCTATATGGAACCGAACCCAGACCGCAAAGGCGAGACATTCAAAGAATGGGTCCGTCGCCTGCGTAAGCTGGGCTACAAGGTCGAATGGCGGGAACTGCGAGCTTGCGACTATGGTGCAGCCACGATCCGCAAGCGCCTGTTCCTGATTGCGCGCTGCGATGGCCGCCCGATCGTTTGGCCCGAGCCCACGCACGGCGATCCAAACAGCGAGGCGGTACAGGCTGGCAGGCTAAAAC